GGAAGAGATTAGCAATAGGCGCGATTTGGCTACTCCTCTGGAGAAAGATATTCGTGACAACCATTTGACATGGATTGTTGGAACCAGCTTGGCATTTGCAGCCGTGTACTATGGGGCTAAGGCATATGTCAATTGCAGAAAGCTCAAGGAACAAGGTACTTTGTACCCGGAGAGTGTGGAAGAGCTGTCTGCTAGAGAGATGTTACCCAATCCTTGGAAGTCAGTAGTGGTCGAGCCCACCATGCCTCAGCCAAAGAGTAAGAACATTGTGTTTGAGGATCTGAAAAGGCTAGTCGCGAAAAACACTACGCATATGTTTTTTGAACACAGGGGACGAACGCATTTTTGTGACGCGTTTTTTCCTAAATCCAACGTAGCATTGATTCCCAAACATATGTGGATATCCGACAATTTTAAGGCTACTTTCATCCGTAGAGAAGAGAGCGTCGGGTCTACTTTTTCGGCGTATGTGAGCAGGGCTCATGCCGTAGACATCCCTGGTATGGACATGTCTCTAGTCTGGATCCCAAGCGGTGGAGACTGGAGAGACTTAACAAAGTATTTTCCAGTAACGCAGGTAAATGCAATGCCCGCTCATCTTTGCTATCGCAATCGTTCAGGTGAAGTTTGGTGGAGCAAGACGAGAGTTTCGCCCGCCAAAATCGAGTCGGGGAATATGGAATTCCGGGGTTGTGTGTACGATCTCGACAGGGAAACCTTTGCTGGTCTATGTATGGCACCACTTGTTTCAGAGACCGCCGCTCCCATGATCATAGGGTTTCACTTGGCGGGCAGAACTGGTACCACCAAAGTTGGTATGGGCACATTGTGTATTGCCGCGTTCAATGAGGCTTTTGAGGAGCTAAAGAGATGTGACGGAGTACTTCTGTGCAAGAGTGACGACAACATTGTCACCACGCAGATGCAAGTCCAATTCTTTAATGGAACTGAGATTCACCCCAAGAGCGCTTTGCGTTTCTTGGATGGCGATCCTGTGTGTCAAGTGTATGGAACCGTCAAGGGAAAGTCAACTGCGTATAGCGTCGTAAGACCTTCCCCAATTTCAGAAGAAGTGGCCAAAGTGTGTGGTGTTCCCCAAAAATGGGGCCCCCCTCCTTTCAGGAAGGGGTACAAGTGGCAGGAGAGTTTAATATTCTCTAGTCAACCTGCATGCGGAGTGCCCCCTGGTTTGTTGACGAAAGCCGTTCGGTGCCTATTCACTCGTATTTCTTGGATTGTGTCTGACAAGAACCCCTTAGCAGATGAGCTGCTCAAGCAAACGGTTCCCCTAACCAATGTTCAGACAGTTTCCGGGATAGACGGAAGACGCTTCATAGACGCCATGAAGGGAAGCACTTCTGCTGGGTATCCCTTGTCTGGACCAAAAAGTAATGTGTTCATAGATGCGGAAAGCACGGAACACGCCTGCCCACGCGATCTTCCACCATATGTGTGGAAAGAATTCGCCAAAGTTGAGAAGAAATATCTTTCTGGAACTAGGTATTCCCTTATCTTTAAGGCATGTTTCAAGGACGAGCCCACAAAATTGGGCAAGGATAAGGTGCGCATTTTCCAAGCAGCTCCATTGATCATGCAACTCGGTGTGCGCAAGTACTTTTTGCCTGTAGCCAGGTTGCTTTCACTCTATCCTACGGTCAGTGAGTGCGCAGTTGGAGTCAATGCGGAGAGCCCCGAGTGGGAGGTATTGGACAAGCACATTACTAAGTTTGGATCTAACAGGATCTTGGCTGGCGATTATTCTAAGTACGATTTGAGAATGCCTGCTCAGCTTATGTTTGCTGCGTTTCGAATATTGATAGATCTAGCCAGGAAGTGTGGATACTCTGATGAGGACATTTCAGTCATGGAAGGTTTCGCAACAGAAATTTGCTACGCGTACACAAATTACAATGGTGATCTGATTAAGCTATTGGGATCTAACCCTTCTGGGCAAAATCTCACTGTTTATATCAACTCCATTGTCAATTCATTGTTAGTCAGATGCTTCTGGTATGAAATGTACACTCATGACTTCAATGCATATGTGGCTCTCATGACCTACGGAGACGATTTCGAGGGCTCCGTGTCTCGGTGGTGCTCCAGGTTCAATCACATAACTTTCGCAGATTTTTTGGCACGTCACGATATGGTGCTAACCATGCCTGACAAGAGTTCCAAGCCTACTCCATATTTGAGTGCGGACAAGTGTGATTTCCTTAAACGCACTACGTACTACCATCCTGAGTTGGATTGTAAGATCGGTATTCTCTCGGAAGATTCCATCTTCAAGTCACTTCATTGTCAAATGGCGTCCAAACACGCTACGGAGAAGGAGATAGCCGCACAGAACATAGATGGAGCTTTGATGTCCTGGGCATACCATGGAAGGGAGAAATTTGAGTTTCGGAGGGAACAAATGACGAAAATCGCAGTCAAATGTGGCATTGACCACATGTGTACGCGTCTTCATCTTAAGTATGATGACTTCGTAGCCTCTTGGAAGGCAACGTTCCGCCCAAGTGCGGAGAACTAGGGGCGGCTAGGACCAGCCGCCCTATCGTCCCTGGGGGAGGGACGTTAATCTCACCCCCACCAGTGTCGGAACGCCACTTAAACACGCGTTGTCCCTCTGGCCGCTACCTGTGTGGCCAAACGTTGAAACAGGCACTGGAAAATTGGTTACCGTGAAAGTAAGATTATTCTGCACTACTTTCATAGGCTTTTTCCAGGTGGAACCTGCGGAAGACCGAGCGAGATAGATCAGCATAAAATCTCGTGCTCAAAAAAGGCTGGAAACATCTATTTCAACAGAACAAACACTACGAACCGAAAATGTTCAATTCACGGAGGGCACCCAATCATGGGTAGCCACCGTGACGTCAGGCCCAGGCGGAACGTTTTCACAAAATGACATAGAAGATGCTAATCTAGGAAACTTTTTCTCTAGACCCATCAAGATTTTTACCACTACGTGGGAGATTAATGAGGGTCTGGAATTGAATTTTGATCCTTGGTCTGCATTTTTCCAGAATTCACGCGTGTCTAACCGCATATCCAACTTTAACAAGTTGCGTGCCGATTTGCACGTTAAAGTAGTTATGACTGGCTCTCCTTTTCACTATGGTAAGGCTTTGATGTCTTACCATCCCCTTCATGTTTATGATGATTTTGAATCTATACATTTCGCCGACGATGGTGTCGTGAAATTGATTAATTGGTCGCAAAGACCTAGCATCATGTTGGAGGCTGGAGGGAGTGCTGGAGGATCTATGATTTTACCCTACGTACATTTTGCTCAAAACCTCAGTATTCCTGCAGGAGAGTGGCAAACCATGGGTAGGATCAATATAAATAACTACACCATCCTGAAACATGCCAATGGTGGGACTAACCCAGTAGAGATTTCTATCTTTGCCTGGGCCACCAATGTGCACTTGTCAATTCCCACTGCTGCCCCCCCCTTTGGATTGACCCCTCAGTCGGGTATCCTTGACTCCAAAGTGGGAGACGAGTATAATGGTATGATTTCGGGCCCAGCCGCCATTGTGGAACACTTGGCTGGGAAACTCAAAACAGCGCCATACATCGGGCGGTATGCTATGGCCACTCAAACTGTAGCTCGGGGAGTCGGGGCTATAGCCAGGTTCTTTGGGTTCAGTCGTCCTATTAACCCTGAGCAACCGGAGACAACATATGTCGTGTCTATGCCAAACACTTGTAATACTAACGTACACGACACCGCCGTTAAGCTTTCACTAGATGTCAAGCAGGAAACCACAATTGATCCTGGTATTGTTGGTCTTCCTGGCACAGACGAGTTAGCCTTGACAACATTTTTCCAGAGAGAGTCCTATATTACACAATTTCCCTGGGCTACCACAGCCGGGGCAGAAACAATTCTCTGGACTACACTTGTGACACCGATTATGATGGACGTGTCTAACCTTGATGGACAGTTAGGCTATCGAATGACATCCCTGTGTTATGGTTCTTTGCCCTTTCACTACTGGAGAGGGAGCCTAATATACAGATTTGTCGTCGCAGCATCGCCTTACCATAAAGGCAAACTGACCGTTAGATATGATCCTAGGGCTATTCCCCCTACGGCGCCACCTGAGTACAATGTCAACTATACTCATGTTTTGGACATAGAGGAGAGCATGGATTTCGAGATCAAGGTAGGTTGGACTAACACTTTGCCCTACCTTGAATTCCCTAAGCTGACGCTTGAAGATCCTGTCGACGATTATCCTCAGCCTGTGTGGAGTACTAATGACGCACATTGGGATTACGTTGGCCGTCAATTCGGGAACGGGGTACTCGAAGTATCCGTTCAGAATTGTCTCGGGGTGCCCAATACAATCGTAGATAATGACGTATCCGTACTAGTTTTTGTGCGCGCTGCTGATGACTACGAAGTGGCTGGCCCCGATGACACAAATATACAACAGCTATCTTTATTGCCACAATCAGGAATAATGCAAGAGGATGCTAACACAGGAGTAGGTAGGCCTGATGCGTCACCACTACAGCTTACAGTTGGGAGTTCAGGCTCCCCTGAAGATTTGCTAGCGATACATGATGGAGATCCCGTCACGTCCATGCGACAATGCCTCAAACGTTACAATCTGCACAATGCTTTTGCACTAGATTTTAACAACTGGGGTATGTTTAAATGGACTAGATCTGATTTTCCTCATTACCGCGGGCTTACTGTAGTCGGTATTGACGTGGTACAGAGACCACCAGATTTCCCTGTTAGTGCCGCTCCACCCGTAAACACGGCTTACAATGTGTGTAAGACTACCTTGTTGAACTACATTACACCGGGTTTCGTGTTGAGACGAGGCGGATTACGCAGGCAGTACATCATGCCTAGTCGTACAGACAATAAGATGCCTCCACTGACATTTGTTTGGCGAGAGATGCGGCAAAGTACCGAGTCTTTGACTTTAGACTCATTGCCGCCAGCTGTTGGAGATAGTTTTACATTGAAACAGAAAATATTGGATTTTCTGCCACCGCAGTGGTCTGCCACTGCAGCCACTATGGTAGACAGGAATCCCGTTCTGACTGTGGAGCTACCTTACCACAATAATCGTCGTGCAGCGCCCGCGCGACGTGTCAATTGGAAGAAACCAGCTATTGGACTTACATCACATACTTTGTGCTCTATCACTAGACAAGACGCACAATCTCGAGATTTCGTTTTGGATTATGTGAGTGTAGCCGAGGACTTTCAACTTATGTACTACATAGGGGCTCCCGTAGTCTTCCTTAGTGGAGACACGGATGATTTCCCTGTGGTTGGGCGCACAATATAGTTTTGCAATCTGCGGCCATGTTTCTTATAACATAAATAGCA